CCTGTCAGTTGTGAACGCAGCACGAGTTAGCTTTGGTAAGAAGTCAGACTGGATGATGCGAGTTCACAATGGTGAAGCTAAAGTATTGCAACACAAGGATGCCAAGCTGATCACATACCTTGCCAAACACAAACACTACAGCCCATTCAATCACACGTTTGTTACCTTCCACGTCAAAGCACCTATCTTTGTAGCTCGTCAGCTTCAGAAACATGAGTACATGCCTTGGAATGAGATCAGTCGTAGGTATGTGGATGAAGAGCCAGAGTTTTATACTCCAGAAAACTGGAGAGAAAAGTCTGATGATAAGAAGCAAGGAAGTGGTGATGGTTTTGTTAATATGCTTCCACAAGATGACACTGATGAATATGCAGATGATAAGGCTTACCTAGCTGACTATTGGGAAACAAATACAACAGGATATGTGGAGGACAATGCTTACTTTCATGCTATGTGTACTTACAAAGATTTGCTAGAAGCAGGTGTCTGCCCAGAGCAAGCACGTATGGTACTGCCACAGTCCACCATGACTGAGTGGTACTGGTCTGGTACAATGAAAGCAGTACATAAGATGTGCAGCCTACGATGTAAGCCTGACACACAACTTGAAACACAGATCGTGGCTAACCATATAGATGAAGAGATGGCAAAGCTCTTCCCTGTATCATGGGAAGCACTCAGAGCATACGAGGATTGATATGACTGGAATGATTGGAGTAGAACAAGTAGAGGAACACGAGGATGGCAGTGCCACCTATCAGTTCCACCTTGATAACAACTGTGCCAAGCTACTGCAGGAGGAAGGGTTGAAGTTAGTGTTGTATTGTGCAGCAGCTAAGTTAGACTTACAGGTTGTATATGACTTCATTGAAGACCATATAAAGTATGAAGCAGACGATCTGACAGAGTATAAATTTGGGGTAGAAGATGACGAAGCTACCTGAAGGAAGGAAGCCACTGGAAAATGAGTGGTATCTTGATAAGATTCGTGCTATGACTAAGGAAGAACGTCAAGCAGTAAAGGAAAAGGAACAACAGAATGACAGCAGTAGTGAGTAATACTGGAGAAATATCTCATCAACCCTGCCCATACGAAGAGTGTGGTAGCAGTGACGCATTCGCTTACAACGTAGTGACAAAGATAGGTCACTGTCACTCATGCAAACGTAACTACCCAGGCAGAGATCCTAAGTTTAGTTGGGCAGAGGACACTTATCCAATGCCTGAGAAGAAACCAGACCTGCGTAACACAAAGATTATTACTGGTAGATTTGATGGTATCCGTGGGCTAGATGAAGACGTAGCTAAACTATACAACATCCAACTGCAATACGGTGAGGGTGGTGTTCCAGTTCGATACGCATTCAAATATCCAAAGAATGTAAAGTACCGTGGTCACTCAGAGAAAAAGTTCTGGACTAAAGAACGTGGTGGAATCACTGACTTATTTGGTCCTGAGTTTAACGCAGGATCAAGTAAACGTATATACATCACAGAAGGTGAGTTTGATGCGGCTAGTCTCTATCAGGTGCTAGGTAAATCCTACCCTGTTAAGTCATTGCCAAGTGGATCCTTCAGCGATGAGTTCTTAAAGAAAAACTTTGAGTACCTAAACAGCTTTGAGATGGTAGTCTACGCAGGTGAACTATCAGATGACACAGGTAAGGCAGCGGCAGAGAAACTCTACAGCACCATGCCTGACAAGTTCTACTACGTACCTATGTCCAAGTGGAAGGATGCCAACGAGTTCTTGATGAATGGCGATGGTGATGACCTGAAGTGGGCAGCACTCAAGCCTCAACGGTTCAGCCCTGACAACTTCTTTGTTGGTGATCTAGAAGTAGAGAAAGCAATCCTGTATGAGAACCCATACGAGTACGTACCAACAGGACACACTGGCTTAGATGATAAGCTACGTGGCATGGTGAAGGGTGGTATCACCTTCATCAAGGCTATGCGGGGGCAAGGTAAGACAGAGCTTGCCAGATACTTTGAGTGTGCTCTGCTTGAACAAGGTGTTCGGATTGGTCTTGTCCACATGGAAGAGATGAAGTCTACAACCTTCAGAGCTATGGCTACCTACGAGCTAGGTGTTAATGTTCGTACCAAAGAAGATGCTGAAGCTGCAGGATTCACTGAACGTGAAGTCATTGAAGCAGGTCAACGCATGGCAAGGAATGAACAAACAATTCCTTTTGATATGCGTAGTCATGAAGACCCAATGAAAATACTAGACCATGTCCGTACTGCTGTCACTGTTTACGGTGCAGAGTTTGTATTCATTGATCACGTTCAACGTCTGGCCTACCTATCTAACTCTGGCGTTGATGCGGCAACAAGTACCTTGACTACACTAGGTGCACGGATGGCACAGCTTGCAAAGGAACTAAACATTGGGGTTATCTTTATCTCTCAGGTCAATGAGGATGGACGCACAAAGTACGCAGCTTCCCTTGAGGAAGAGGCCATCATCTGTATCAAACTGAAGCGAGACACAGAAGCAGAAGATGATAAAGAACGTAATACCACAGAGTTTATTGTTGACAAGAACAGACCTTTCTCTAAATTAGGGAATGCAGGGTCTGTCTACTACGATCCTGAAACTACACTCTTGGAGGAGGTTGTATTCAACGGATGAAGATAGTCATCTCAGATATAGAAACTGAAGGGCTTCACGATTGTAAAAAGCTTTGGCTTTGCGGTGGTAAGGATCTTACTACTGGAGAGATACATAAGTTTGAGAACTGTCATGAAGATCCTGTAGCTAAGGCTGCAGCCATAGAATGGTACGAGTCTGCTGACCTGATTGTTGGTCACAACTTTGTACAATTTGACGCACCCATGCTAAACAAACTACTCAAGCCAAGGTTGATTGATCCTCGTAAGATCATTGACACTGTTATCATTAGTAGGTTGGTTGATTATGATATACCAATCCCTAAAGGTGCAAAGAAACGTCACAGCCTACAGGCTTGGGGTATGCGACTAGGTAAATATAAAGGAGAGTTTAATGACTTTGATAACTTCAGTAATGAAATGGTTGAATACTGGTATGGAGACATCGAGGTTACTCATGCTCTTTACAAACATTTCTCTTCTGTTATTTGGGATAATGATTGGTCACTTTCTCTGAGAACTGAGCACGATGTTCAAATAGAATTGGTTCGGACTAAGTACTACGGCTTTGAGTTTGATAAACCCAAGGCAGAGTTCTTACTTAATTCTGTGCAACAACGCATGAAACTTTTAGAGGAACAATTCCAAGTAGACTTTCCACCTAAGCTTACTGAAGTCAAGCGTATCAAGTACCGTCTAAAGAAAGATGGCGAAGAGATGGCAACAGTAAAGAATGCAAAGGCTAGTTGTGCTATGACCACAAGGGAAGGTGACGATCTAGTGTGCCATGAATGGATTGATTTCAAACCTGGTTCACCTAAAGATCGTATCACAGTATTGTGGGAAGCAGGTTGGAATCCAGTTGACAGAACTGAAACAGCAAAAAAGTTCATGAAAACAAAACCTGGTGATGCTTGGAACAAAGTGGAGTCAATGTCTAAAGAGTTCTACAAAGAAAAGAAAGAACACTTTGATAAGTTTGGATTCACTTGTTCAGAGGCAAACCTTGACACACTTCCTGAGGATGCCCCTGCAGGAGCGAAAGCTCTAGCCCAGTGGCAGACCCTTGATGGTAGACGTTCATCACTGGTGGAGTGGATAGGTCAAGTCTCTGAGGATTCTCGTATTCATGGCAACATAAACAGTATTGGGGCTTGGACTGGACGCTGCTCTCACTCAGACCCTAATACCGCTAACATATCTTCACCCTTCCACGGTGATGCAAAGACACCTGTAGAAGAGGTAAAGAAACAATATGATGAACATCTACGTGCTTGTTGGACTGTTCCTTCTGGTTCTTGGTTGGTTGGCACTGATGCTGATGGTATTCAGCTACGAGTCTTAGCCGATTACCTCTGGAGAATGTACGGTGAAGAACAGTATGCTCTCGCTATTATGAACGGAAAGAAAGAGGATGAGACAGACATCCACAACGTGAATAAGAATGCTCTTGATGTACCTAATGGTACAAGAGATATGGCAAAGACTTTTATTTATGCTTGGCTTCTAGGTGCAGGTGTGGCTAAGACTGCACAGATCCTCAAGGTCAACATGAAAGAAGCACAGGATGCACGTACTCGTTTTGAGATGAGTATTGGTGGATTATATGATCTGAAGAATAAGTATATCAAACAAGTAGGTGAGAACGGTTGGTTCAAAGGGTACGATGGTAGGAAAGTAAAAGTTCCTAGCACCCACAAAGCTTTGGCTGGTATACTACAGAATGGTGAAGCTTGCCTCATGAAGCACACCCTCCTACGTTGGCATGACGTAGCACGTAAGGAAGGGATCAACTTCAAGATGGTAGGTTTTATTCATGACGAATATCAAGTGGAGGTTATAGGAACTAAAGAAGAAGCAGAAAGACTAGGTCAGATTCAAGCACAGTGTATGCTTGAGACTGGTAAAGAATTAGGATTCAAGATACCTACACCAGGTTCATATGATGTAGGAAAAAATTGGGCAGAAACCCATTGACATCTTGGATCATAACAACTAGATACTATTTATAGTGAAAAAAGGAGGGCAAGATGCCATCAACACAACACGATGTAAAAGGTAAACTAATGTGGGCTAAAGTGTTCGAGTCTAATCGTGACCGTGCAGACTTCCACAGCGAGACAGACGGTGCTTACAAAGTAACAGTCACTACTGATGAAGCTACCAAGAAAGACCTACTCAAAGCAGGTTTCGGTAGAAAGATTACAGAGGTGGATGACGGTTGGCAATTCACGATTGATCGCCCACACAAAGGAAGATACGACTGGCAAGGTGGTGCTCCTGTGGTTGCTGACGTAACTGGCAAGGCTTGGAGCCTAGACGAAAAAGGTTTCATTGGCAACGGCAGTGAAGGTATCGTCAAGATTGAAATTTACGAGAACAAAAACAGTGCTCGTAAAGGTGCACGTCTACTAGGACTTCAAGTTCTAGAGCATGTGGTCTATGAATCAGAAGGTGGTTCCTCCCAACCACGTTCAATGTTTACAGACCATTCCAAGAGTTCTGGTGGTTCCTCGTCTTCCACCTCCTCCCAAGAACCTCAGGACTCAATTCCCTTCTAGGTAACCCTGTTCCTTCCCTAGAAGCAACGCCCTCACCCTTTCCTTTCGGGGGTGGGGGCGTATATACATAAGGATATACAATGCCAAAGATAGACACACTCATCAAAGATATGGAAGACACAATACTTGGTCTCAATGGTTGGGATCATTTGATTAGCCTGAAGATGGGTGATCGTATTGGTAAAGCAGCTACTTCAAGATTCAGAGCACCACAGAAACCAAGAGGTTACCTGTCGTTCTCTTCTATTGGTAGCCCATGTAAAAGAAAACTATGGTATAAGATTAACGAGACTGCGACAGCAAAGCCTCTTGCTCCATCGGATTTGCTGAAGTTCTTTTATGGTGACATGATAGAAGAGTTGGTCCTCGCTATTGTTGAGGCTTCTGGTCACACAGTAACAGGACAGCAGGATCGTATGCGTATTAATGACTTAGCTGGTCACAGAGATGCAGTCATTGATGGCATGACAGTGGATGTTAAATCCGCATCACCTTACTCATTCAAGAAGTTTGCTGAAGGTAACCTTAGGGAAGAAGATCCTTTCGGGTACATCAGTCAGTTAAGTTCTTATGTGTACGCAGCTAAGGATGACCCACTGGTAACTAACAAAACACATGGGGCTTTCCTTGTTGTTGATAAAGTCAATGGTTCACTTTGTCTTGATGTCTACGACTTTACTCCTGAGCTAGAGCAAAAGGAAAAAGAGATAGAGCAGGTCAAAGAAATGGTAGCAGGTGATATACCTGATCGTGGCTTTGATCCTGTGCCTCAGTCAAAGACTAGTCCCAATACAAAGCTACATCCTTCCTGTGGATTCTGTGAGTTCAACAAGAAGTGTTGGCCTGAAGCCAGAAGATTTGTTTACGGTAACGGTGACGTTCTTCTTGTTGATGTTGTTAAGAAGCCTAATGTTCCAGAGGATCTTACCTACAATGAGCAAGAAGTATAGAGCAGCAGCACTCAAGGCAGGGTATCGTTCAGGTTTTGAAGATGATGTAGCAAAAGAGTTACGGTCTAAAGGAATTAAGTTTACCTACGAAAAAGAAAAGATTAAGTGGGTTGACTTAAAAGTAAGAACGTATACACCTGACTTCGTTCTAGGTAATGGTATTATAATCGAAACCAAGGGACGATTCGTTTCAAATGATAGACGCAAACACCGTGAAATCCAGAAGCAGTTTCCTGATCTGGACATAAGATTTGTTTTTCAAAACAGTAGAGCAAAACTATATAAGGGTGCCAAGTCATCTTATGGTGACTGGTGCAAGAAGTACGGATTTAAGTACGCAGATAAATCAATTCCTGATGATTGGTTGAACGAATAATTGTTGACGTAATTATATTTGTTTATATAACTTGGAGGTTCCTGTGTTGTTTGAGGTGACGATACTTGTAGACTTAGATCCTGATGCAAACTTTATTGCTTCAGATAGTTTAGAGAAGAGTCTTGAAGATATTCTTCAGGATACTATCTATGACTTAGATGATTTAGAACTTGTTGAAATAGAGGTGAAAGAAAAATGATAAGTGGTGATGACCTAGATAAGTTTGGTTACTTTGATAACTTTGATAGTGACGAAGTAGACTGGACAGATCTTTATTCTAAATGGGTGGAGAAAAAGATTTTAACAAAAGGGCAGGACAGGTTAGTTGAGAATACACTTGGTCTTGTTGGCGAAGCAGGGGAGGTTGCAGAAAAAATAAAGAAACTTATTCGTGATAGTAATCGCTTCAAGAATGAAGAGATCATGAAAGAACTGGGGGATGTTGTTTTTTATGTTACAGCTTTAGCAAACATCTACGGTAAAGGATTACAGGAAGTGCTTGAACTAAACATTGCCAAGCTAGATGACAGACAGAAACGTGGAAAATTAAAAGGATCAGGAGACAACAGATGAAAGATGTTCACGAAGAAGTATACGGCCCAACACTAACAATCTCAGAAGAAATCCATGCTATGAAGTATCGTAGCAAGGGTGAAACATTTCGTGAGGCAATGACTCGTGTTGCTGAAGCACTGAAGGATAATGAATCACACTTCAATAACTTTCGTAACATCTTATATAACCAACGCTTCTTACCTGCAGGACGTGTACAGTCTGCAATGGGTGCACCAAGACGTGTAACACCTTACAACTGCTTTGTGTCTATGACTATTGAAGATAGTATGGATGGTATTATGGAAGCAGCAAGACGTGCAGCAGAGACCATGCGTCTAGGTGGTGGCATTGGTTATGACTTTAGTACACTGCGTCCTCGTGGCACCTTGATTAAATCATTGGACAGTAAATCATCTGGTCCTCTATCTTTCATGGGTATCTTTGATGCTGTCTGTCGTACCATTGCATCAGCAGGTCACAGACGTGGAGCACAGATGGGTGTCCTACGTGTTGATCATCCTGACATTGAAGAGTTCATCACAGCAAAGAACAACAGTGACACACTGACACAGTTCAACATTTCTGTTGGTGTGACTGACGAGTTTATGAAAGCTGTGAAAGAAGACTTAGACTTT